CAAAGACTCGAGTTGCAACAAAGCGACAAGAACTCAGGGATACATACTCACTTGGGAAACCTGCTTGTCGTGAGACACCTAAGATTCCAAGTCTTCCATTTACTGGAGGTGTTTGTGCTCTGAAACCTAGTCCTGTTTATACTGGCGATAAGATTAAAGGTATCGGTACCATGCACAAGTCGAATGCAGTTCCTGTATTCAGCGATGAAGAAGCAAAAGATATCGCCACTATGAGGAGAGGATAATGTTCTGTACTAAATGTCTAGAGCACGAAGCAAATATGGAGTTGTTATTGAAACAACACTATAATGAGATGCAGTGTATGAAACAGAAACTAAAAGACTTGCAAGAAGTGAACTCTAAGTTGCGAGATGAAAACGATGCACTTTCATTCGACCTTGCATTCTATAACGGTAATATCACAAACTTGTCTTGCAATAACAAATAAGGTATAATACATATTATGAACTTGACTGAAAAATATAACTCTTTGCAAATTGAGAAGATGAAATTAGATAAATTCTTTTCCATGTTTCTTGAGAAGTTTGAACGTAAAATGGATGCTGATAAAACAGACACTCCTGTTTGGAAACTTTATAAAGCCAAACTAAAAGAGTATGATAAGGTTAACCAAGAACTTAAACATACTCAATATTGGATCAATAAGGAAGCAAATGTTTAAGACTGCCAATGAATTTTCTTTACACATAGAACATATCGTTAGCACCAAGAGAATTTCTTATATGGACGCTGTTCTTGAGTATTGCAAAGAAAACTTCCTCGAACCAGAAGACGTTACATCACTGATTAGTAAATCTTTGAAAGATAAAATTGAGATGGATTTTCGTGAATTGAATTACTTACCAAAACAGGCACAGTTGGATGTGTGATGGATGGATTTAAGGCATATCGTTATTACCTAGCAATAAAATTGCATTTCACTACAGATAAATTTAATGTTTTCCAGAATCGTGGAAATGTTAAAGGCACTCGTGAAGCATTTAATGCTCGTAATGATAGATACATTTTTGAAAAGTTGGCAAGGAAGATTCCAGTTGATAAGGACTTAATTCAGTTCTTTGTTTCTAACTTTGCGTATGGTAATGCCAATGCAATATATGATGGTCAGGAAGCTGATGATAATTATACTCAGTGGACTAAAAGAAAGCAATCAATATCAAAGGTATTTGTCGATGACTTAGCTACACTTTTAACTTATATCGAAACAAACAAACTAAAGCATACTGCGATCTTTAATTTTACACATGGAGAATATCCAGTTGCTTTAAAGTTATTCGTTGGTGGTAAAATTTCTATCGAAACATTAAGAATGATAGATGACATTTATCCAATAATTGAACAATGGAAACTTAACAATTCTGTTAAGTATATTTGGGATGATGAACTAAGACGAATAATAAAGTTGACTGGTTTCGTAAAATACGATAGAATTAAGATTAAGAAGATATTTGATCACTTCATGGAAGAAATTGCAGAGTAACATGGGCAAGACATATAATAATCAAGCACGTAAGTTTGATGACGAATTTACCAGTGGGCGATCTGGTAAACACTCCAAACATTCGAACAATCGAAAAACTGGAGGAATGAAAACGCTAAATAGTTATGTTGAAGAAGATTATGATTTAAACGATGAAGACTTTGATGATGACATTGAACTAAATGATGAAATTTCTATACAACATAATACTAATACAAAGTAATATATTTTTATACAAAGGAAAATACGATGGACATTCAAGCACTACGTAAAATGCGTAACACAGACTTCAGCAAAATCGCTGGAGAATTCGACAAGATTGCAAATCCCCAAACCGAAACCAAATCTTATGCTGATGATCGCTTTTGGCGATTGGAAGGTGATAAGGCAGGTAATGGTACAGCCACAATTCGATTCCTACCACGAGTTGAAGGTGATGAACTCCCATGGGTTCGTATCTTCAGTCATGGTTTCCAAGGTCCAACTGGTAAATGGTATATCGAAAACTCTTTGACCACTCTTGGTGAAAACGATCCAGTTGGTGAACTAAACACTCAACTCTGGAATAGTGGTTCCGAAGCAAACAAAGAAATTGCTCGTAAGCAAAAGCGTAAACTAAGTTTCATTGCCAACATTCTCGTTGTGTCTGATCCAAAGCACCCAGAGAATGAGGGTAAGGTATTCTTGTTTAAGTTTGGTAAGAAAATCTTTGATAAGATTATGGACAAGGCTCGTCCGACTTTTGAAGACGAAAAGCCAGTCAATGTCTTTGATCTTTGGGAAGGTGCGAACTTTAAACTTCGCATGCGTAAGAAAGATGGATATGCCAACTATGATGAATCAGTATTCACTGATCCAGTAGCAGTTGCTGATGACGAACAAGAACTATTGAAGATTGTTTCTGCACAACATAAACTTGCTGAATTTACAGATCGTAAAAACTTCAAGTCTTATGATGAGTTGAAGAAGAAACTCAATGAAGTTCTTTCTGGCGATACATACGCTAGTAAGTCTGCTGCTGAGATGGCTGATGATGAAGATCGTCCAACTGCTTCAGCACCAAAGATTGCATCTAAACCTGCACCAAAGATGCCAGAAATTAATGATGATGACGATGATGTGATGTCATATTTTGAGAAGATTGCGAAAGAAGACTAAGTCTAAACTACGCTAATTAAGAAAGGGGATCCGAAGATCCCCTTTTGTTTTAATGATACTTGGTTGCTAACCAGCGATTGACAGATGACTCTTGATTTCGAATTGGTGGCTTAATCAATTCTGTTTTACGAGTCACATTATTGACAGTTGGAGCGACAACAGCAGTATTACCACCACCTGCTCCTGCTTGTGCATCTAATGCTCTATTCTGAGCAGATTTACTTTCAACAGTTCCAGCATTACCCATTGCAGCACCCATCGCTGCGATCTTTTCAGTAGGTAGTGCAGCAATTGCTTTAATCTTTTCGGTATTAATACCAGAGAATGCTGTTAAACCAGCAGCTAACTTCTCAACACCAATACCTGCTTTTTCAATATTTGGTCCTTCTTTACCTAACTTCATAATCTGGTCAACTGGAGAACCACCTGGAGTGATTGCACCAAGCAATCCACCAACTAGATTGCCAACACCAGCTACTGCTGAACCTGCACCGAATGCAGCCATTCCACCAGCGATTGCTACTAAACCAGCACCAACAGAGAGAAGATTCGAACCATCAATTGCTGCGAGTCTTTCGATAGATGTCACAACTGCATCAATAATCCCAGTGATTGCGTCAGAGATAGCAGTTACAACTCCAATAATAACATCACCAACAGATTTAATCACTTCTGGGATTGTTTCAATTGCTTTTACGAAAACATCACCAATAACTTCTACAACTTTCATTAATACTGGAGCAAATGCTTCAATGGCAGGTGCTGCGAGTTGAAGTGCTTTACCAAGACCCATTGCAGCAAGAGTTAGTGCACCGAGTCCAACTAGTGCCATTGGATTAGCAAGTGCCATAACACCCTTTGCTAATCCCATTAGTAATGCTTGAATACCTTTACCAGCACCAGTGCCCAATCCTTTAAGTCCCATGCCAAGACCTTTAAGACCAGCACCAATGCCTGCTAGAATTCCACCTCCACCCTCCTCGCCTTTTGCTGCTGGAGCAGTGCCACCACGAGTATTTTCTTCAATTTTTTGTAGTAAAGATGTTTGCTCTCCTACTGCTTTGGCTTGTTCCTGTGCCATTTCTTGGGCTTCTCCAGCAGAAGCAAATGCATCAGTTGGAGTTTGTTGAATTACTGGTGCAGGAGTTAGTGCCGTCATTGGTGCAGGTGCCACTGGTTTTGTGACTTCTTGTTGTGGCAGTGGTTGAATAAGAGATGGTGTTTCTTTTTCTGTTCTTATTTTTGCACCAATATCATATTGACCATACTCTTCAGTAATAGCAGATTTCTTTTTGAGAAGATCTGCCATTTCTTTATTTGTTTTAGCAATTTCTTCTGCACTATATTTGCCACCAGCTTGTGAACGAATTTTTTCAATTTGTTTATCAACACCAGCTGCTTCTTTTCTAGTGCTAAATGCTAATTCAAATTTTTTGGCTAGATCTTTATCGCTACCCTCAAATCCTAATGCTTTTTGTTCTTTCATAAAGCGATCTTTTTCTAGACGCTTATTATTCATTCCAAGAACATTTGTAGATTGTAGAAATGCTGTCTTTAAACTTTCTGGAGAGAATTTAGCACGGAAACCAGCAAAAGACTCTTTCATTTTTTCAAGAGGAGAGCGAAGAACTTTCATATTCTCCATAATCTTTTCGATGGCTTCTTGACGCTTCTTTCTTTCTTCAGCATCTTCTTGCATTAGTTTCAATTGTTCCTTTTGAATCTCTAATGCTTTCTTATCAGTTTCTAAAGTATCTTTTTCAATCTTTTCAAGACGATCACCATCATCATCGATTCGTTTTTGTTCGACCAATGACGCAATCTGCGTGAGTTGAGATGTCTCAAGTAATTTACGCATGGTAAACAAATGCTCGTTAGCAGTTGCCTGCATATCGAGCATTGCAGCAAAGTTTTTAGGTGATGCGGTTATGACTGCCATCTTTTACCTTCTTTTAGATTCTATTCGTTTCTTTTCTTCTTCCAAGTATTCAATTAACATAAACACATAAACTTCTCTCTCAAACGGGATCATATTCTCAAGTTCCGTTAATGAGTATTTGTGGTACTGCATTAAAGCGAAATTCATTTTATAGTAGTTCGCTAAAGTTTCATGACAAAGATTAATTAAAAAAAACTTTGGAGACCCTCCAGCACCTTTTTATGATGCTTACCGCATACTGGGCAGTCATATTCAATTTCTTTTCTAATTCTAGGCATTGTAGCAAAGAAGTTTTGAACTTTAATAAACTGCTCAGAAGTTAAATTGTTTAAAAACTGAACTAACTCTTCATGTTTTTGTTCTTTGGCATAGTAAATCTCATCACCTTGATAAATGTAGTCAATTGACTCTGCAATCACACTAAAGATTTTGTCAAAGTCGTCAGTGTCCAATCCTTCCAATCTTTTCATAATATCAATTGTAGGATATTTCATCATAACACCAACATCACCAAATAATTCTATCTTGCTAGTATGTTCTGGTTTCTTTTCTACTGTTAAACTTGTTAAATCGATAGAAACTTTTGTTCTAGCCTTTTCATTTTGCTCTCCGTGATCTTCATCACATGGAAAGATTAATTCTACGATCTCACCAACAGACTTAGCACGAATTTGAGTAAACATATACTCAAGATCGAATGTTGCTAGTTTGTCAGCATCAATCTTATCGAGAACGCAAGACTTGATAATGTTCTTTAGCGTCTCAACCATAACTTTTACATCTTCAGATTGCTGTGCAATCAATAAAGACTTTTCTTCTTTAACGAGGAAAGGTCTAAACTTAACTGTCACTCCACTTGAAGGCACGACCATTGTATAGGTCGGTGCGTTCATCATCGGTAATGCCATACTATTCTCCTTTAGCCATATTCTTGATTAACTTATTCAATTCAGCAGTGCTACCTACAAAGATAGCATTGTTATTTGTAACCTGTTTGGCTTTTTCTGCCTTAGATGGTTCGTCTAGTTTTTGTTTCTGTGAATGTAAATCTAATAATTGCTGATTGATATCTGCCAGCTGCTTCATTAGATTTCCAACCACTTCAAATGCACGAGGATGTTCAGACTGACGAGCAACCTCAAGTGCACTGTTTAATGCGTCTTGTCCTTGCTGAAGTAACACACGCATATTATTGCGAGAGACCTCATAATCGTCTTCAATTTTTTGATCAGATGGTTTTATAACATTCCCATCTTTAGCAATCACTTCAGTTTTACCGATAGGTTGAACACCGAACTCGGCAGATAATGCCTCATCAATTTTCATAATTTATTCTTTCTTAGCAAACTTTTCAGATGCAGTAAATCCTAGCCCAGCTATAACGATATATATCATGGACTCAAATAAAGCAGGTGTTGCTTTATATCCAAATACATCCATTATCATTACAAATGCGCATATTAAAAAAGCCAGTAATGTAATAACTCTCTTGCTACTAACAGAGCCATTTACACCATCGGCAAGCATACTTTTAAACCAATTATTCATTAGAATTTTAATAGTCCTGGAAGTTTAGTTACACCATAAGTCAGTGCAGATCCAGTTAAGAAATTACCTGCTCTTGCACCAATTGTATTGTTTAATGTTTCTTGGAATCCTGTAAAGTTTTTATTTAACTTATCGAACCAAGATGTTGGAACTTTCTCACCATCTTTTAGTTGAGCCACTGGGGTTGCTGTCCAATATTTGTATTGCATTGTCACTGGAAGTTTCATAACTTCTTTTGATGCTTGATCTAGATTAATTGAACCTAGATTCTTAGGATAGCATTCCCAAAGAGTCATTTCATAACGAGTATTGTCATTAATGTCTTGCACTTCAATAACCATATTAGTAATGTAGTTATTATAGAAATTAAAGTTTCTTGTTGTTGGATTTTGAATTTGATCAATCCAACGATCAAATAGATTTTTAACTTTTAGATCATTGTCAACATAAAATGTCATATTGACATTGTCATACAGTTTTTCATATGGAACTTCTCTAAACTCACCATATGTTCTATTTTGAATTGTTGAGAAATTAACTCCAGGAAGTTGCACTGTGTCACAAAACAGAAGAACTTTTTCTAATGCTTGTGGATTTACTCCAGCAGGTGGAGTAAACAATACAGCAAAACGATTTTGTCTTGCCATAGCACCAGCTTTTACTTGTGATACGAAATCACCGATGCTTCCTCTTTTTGGTGGAGTGCGTAAAGCGTCTTTTGTTAGAAATGGTAAATTTAATGCCATTTTAATTCTTTCTCATAATTCTTCTGGAGTCTGCCCAGATTTCTTGTTTAGATGCTCCAACAAAACGCTCTACAGGTAATAACATAGCAGTTGCCCAATCTGAAGACTTAACTTGTCGGAATTGAGTTCTTACATGTCCAATTAAGTATTGTTTTACGCATGGTTTTGCAGCTTGAAACTTAGATACACCATCAATAAGTTGCCATGAATACTTAATTCTTGTTGTTTCATCAAATCTTGTATTGCTAGTGTAAGTTAAAAGATTGTCTAGCAATGTAATTCTTAAAGGATATGGTAAATAGTGCATATTTAAACCATAAAACCCATCAGGTGTTTTACGGAAGGGGAAAACTAAAGGAAATCTATCATAATACGGTAATTCATCTTTAGTTTTAGGATCGTAAGCAAACATGTATAGGTGACCAGGCATTACTTTGGTGACCAATTGTTCAGGATTACCATTTAACACTCTTTGTGGAGTGAGTTGTTGCCTAGTCATCAATAAGACTTGTTGTTCGAACCAAGCACGACTTCTCTTGACCGAAGTTAAGAGGTCGTATTTGTTTCTTTCGAATACATCGAGCATAGTTGATTTTTTAGCCATATTCATTATTTAGGTGCTAAACCTAACTCCTGCTCAGTAATAATTTTAAACTGCCATCCACGATCTGCACAGTAATTTTTAGCTGCATCCCATTTAGCCTGATTTTTAATAAACATCATAGACTCCGTTAGGTATCTTTTAGTTCGTTTTCCAGGATACACAGGTGGCATCGTTTGTGCTTTAGGTTTAACTTCAACAAGATAGGTTTTACCGTCTTTAACTGTGATCTTAAAGTCCACGAAATAACGATGTATAAGGTTATCTGTAGGACAACGATATGGAATAATCGTTTCTTCAGAACTCCACTTTATAATGGATGGGTTCTTATCACACCAGTTTGCAAACATGGTCTCCCACGAACTTCTCATAATGATATTCGTAGGATCTCCAGCGTATTTTTGGGGAAATAAAGGTGTGAACTTTCTTTTATGGAACATAAATAACTAATTAGAAGTAAATACCACCATTTATTTAGGTTAAAGGTACAAAATGCCACAAGCAGACATCCGCAGAATAGATAACGCTGCATTAGATCCATCTACTACAAATCTCTACACCAGACGAGGTGGTCCAAGAGAATTTGAAAAGAATAATAGTGGAGTTAATAAGTACGAAGTTAAAAGTCACTCATATCCAGACGATTTAATGGCACCAGACAATCGTTATGGTGGAAACTATGTCGTATTCTATATTAATGTTCAAGTTGATTCTAAACTAGCACAAACTCTCGGTGAAGATCAGTTTGTTAAAGAGTTTCCTCCAAGAGATCGTGGGGATCTAATTGCACAGAATTTAGATCGAACAAAACTATTCGCTGCTAGTGCTACTTTAAATGCTGGTGGCGCATTATTAGGTAAAGCACTTGGAATTGGTGGTGCTTCTGCTGGCGCAGCTGCATTGGCTACTGTTGGTGCAGGTGCTACTGCTAACTATGCAGCATCAGCAACTCGTGCACAAAAACGACTAAAAACTGCGATCGCTATGCATGTACCAAATCAGTTACAAATTCGTTACGGTATGCAGTGGTCTGAAGAAGATACATTAGCGATGGCTATGGCATCTACTGGTATTGAAGAGATATTAAAAGCGACTTCTGGTGGTGGCAAGGTAAAAGATCTAGCAGAACCTGCGCAAGCTGCTGTTACTAATCTTATGCTATCAAAAGGTCCAGGTGCTGCAGCAATGTCAGCTGCAACTGGATTAGCAGCAAATCCGAAAAAAGAACAAGTATTTAAGGGTGTAGATTTTAGAACATTTCAGTTCGATTATCAATTCTTCCCTCGCTCTGCAGCAGAAGCAGAAAATGTAATGCGTATTATTTACGAGTTTAAATATCATATGCATCCAGAATTTAAAGATGCAAATAATTTTGTTTACATTTATCCGTCAGAGTTTGATATTTTCTATTATCAAGGTGGTGTAGAAAATAGAAATCTACATCGTCACACATCTTGTGTTCTTACAGAGATGAGTGTAAACTATACACCAAATGGAACATTTACTACTTTTGAGAATGGTATGCCAACTCAAATAAATGTAACTATGAACTTTAGAGAACTTGCTCTTCTTACCAAAGATAAAGTTAAGGATGGTATGTAATGTACTTCAAAGAATTCCCACAATTCCTCTACGATTTTCGATATGCTCCATATGAAACTAAAACAGCGATTGTTACAGACATCACAAGAAATGTTCGTTTTCGTAAAGAGATTTTAGAAAATGTTGCTGTTTATGATGAATATGATATTGTTGATGGAGAAACTCCAGAGATTATTGCCGAAAAGATTTATGGTAATCCAGAGTATCACTGGATTGTTATGATTGCCAATGGATATTTTGACTACATAACAGACTTCCCTATACCAGAGCAAGAAGTTGAACATGCAGCAACTCATAACTATAATCCTGAATTAACTGGAACATGGTCATACTCTGGCACAACAATTACTGTCACTAGCACATTACATGGTATTCAAGTTGCACCAACTACTACAGTTACAATTAAAGGTGCAACTGCCACTACAAATCCACCAAATGGAACATTTACTGTAGTGTCAGTTCCAACTGCCAATACCTTTACATTTACCGTTGCGTCTGCTCCAACTGGCACTGCTGGTGGAACTCTAACGATTAATACAAATGGTAAACAAAATTACATTCATCATTATGAAAACGCAGCAGGATTTAGAGTAAATTCTAATGCAGCTGGTGCTGTCCCTGTAACTAATCTTGTTTATGCTAAAACATTAAATGAAGCAAAACGAAGAATTAAAATCATCTCACCTAATATTATTAATAAGATTCTAACTGATTATAAAGATCTGTTGTAATGAAACCTAGTCAAGTATTGCGTTTTGCTGGCGATGTCAGCATTGATAAAGTCAAGATAATTACCGCAAAGGGTTTTTATCAGGACATTGGTGCACAAGTGATTAATGTGCAGTTTTATGAAGACTTGTTTTCTCCATTTATTACTGGGTCTTTAATTATTAAAGATTCGCTAGATCTAGTAAATCTATTTCCATTTATTGGCGAAGAATATCTTGAGTTAGAAATTAGTACACCAACTCTTGAAAAGAATAATATCAAGGGTAAGTACTACATTTACAAAATGACCAATCGTGAAATGGTCGGAGATAAATCTGTTGTTTATCAATTACATTTCATTTCAGTAGAAGGTGTAGTTGATTTAAACAAGAGAGTTAGTCGAGTATTTGGTGATAAAATTTCTAAACTCGTTGAACCATTTATCAAAGATAAAACATTTGGTCTTGAGTCAGAAAAGAAAGTATTCATTGAAGAAACATTAAATAATACAAAATATATTTCTAATTATTGGACTCCTGTTGAGAATATTATGTATCTTGCAGATACAGCAATCAATCAAAACAGAACTCCAAATTATGTTTTCTTTGAAAATCGTGATGGGTTTTATTTCACCTCATTAGAATCTCTTTATACAAATGCCACATTTCAGTCATTTGTATACGACAAATATACTCGTGACGATCGTCCAGGTGGTGGTAGCGTAAGAAATCCTCAAGAAGATTATAGAAGAATTTTAGAAATTAGTATTCCTGTTGGGTTTGATTATATGGATCGTATCCGTTCAGGTATGTTAGCAAATCGTCAAGTATCTTACGATGTGATTAAAAAAACATATACTGCTAAAAATTATAATATGTTTCAGCGTTTTGAACAACAAAAACATTTAAACAAATACGCACCCAATTCAGATCGTGCTGTTTTCAGAGCAAACTCTAGAATTATAAACTTTCCAAAAATGTTTGGAAACTTTAATGGATTTGGTGATGTCACAAACGCTAAATCT